TAATTGACGCTATTGACCCGCTAGTTGAGGCTTATCAGGGCGCGTATGAGCTGATTGGAGCTATTCCAGTTCCCGGCGAAATGGAAAAAGATATTCTGAAGTGTCTTGAATCCGACGCCGAATGGATCGAAAAGAACCATGAGAAGATCTGCAAGGGTAACCGCGCAGTTGGCAATCTGGTTGATACGGTAACAAGCGTGTATCTCTCTGCAATCTATAAGCTGAGGAACCTGAAATAATGGATTTCGACATCGACACCATAATCACCGTCATCGGCTTCATCGGAGGCCTGATTACCGTGTGGGTGAACCTCAACAGCAGACTGACGCTGCTTGAGGCGCGCCTTGGCTTTGGTGACGAGAAGTTCAACGGCATCGATAAGAAGTTCGACGAGGTGATGATGCACCTTCGCCGGATTGAAGATAAATTGGACAACAAAGCGGATCGGTGATGAAGTGGTTTCTACTACCCCTCGCGGCTTTGGCCCTCATGGGCTGCAAAGATCGCTATCGGTATGACTGCCAAGACCCAGCTAACTGGCAGGATGAACTTTGTAAGAAGCCTAAGTGCATTGCTATGGGCTACTGCACTGAGTGGTTGATAGATACAGGTGAGAAAGAAGTTGTCGAGGAAGGTTAAATACTGGTCGCCGGAAGAACTGTTACGTTTCATTGTCGGCGTTGTCCTGTCGTTTACGTTGATGTTTATTGTGGCGACTGTACTATATTCGCTGATATTCGTATCGCAGCCGATGGAGGGACAGTCGCCCAACGATGCGGAGTTTTTTAAGCTGATTAACCCGATAGCTACATTTATTGTCGGGGCATTGGCAGGGCTTATGGCGGGGCAGGGCAGCGGATCTGTAAAGCCAAAGCCCCCAGAGAAGGGAGAAGAAGATGAGTTTCCTAAAGAGCTTTGAAAGCAATAAGGATGGCGTCAACGATACCATAGAGTTTGTTATCCGCGTGGCAATCGTCACGCTGTCGGCAGTTATCCTTGTCGTCGTACTGGCGTTGGCCGTTGGTCTGTTTATGCCTAATGACATGATAGAAAGCGCCGCCATCCTTGAGATGGTTAACCCTGCCTTCCAGACAATCATCGGTGCTTTCGTCGGTTTGCTGGGTGGCCTGAGCTTGAATGCGAATGCGCGTGACAAGGCAGAGCCTGATCCAGAAGAGTCTGCGCCAGAGGAGCCAGAACCCGCTCCAGAGCCTACGGCCCCGCCGCCTGCCCCTGTGGTGGCGCCTGAGCCAGAACTCGAACTGGCTGATCCTGTCGAAGAGGATGACGATGACGACGATCTGGAGCCTTGGGAGAAGTACCGCAACGACTTGCGCTATGACGCCAACGGTGACGGTGTGGTTGATGAAGAAGACTTTCCAGATTGGCGGAGGGCTGGACAATGAGCCTTGTAAACCTTCAGAAAAAGATTGGAGTAACCGCAGATGGTGCATTCGGTCCGGGTACGCTTAAGGCAGCTGCGGCTTTCTATAAATTGTCACCTAATCGGGCTGCGCATTTCTTTGCTCAGACGGCGCATGAATCGGGCAACTTCAAGGCGTTCAGCGAAAACCTAAACTACGGTGCGAAGGGCCTGCGCGGCATCTTTCGTAAATACTTCCCAACCGATGCTCTGGCCAAGGCCTACGAACGCAAGCCTGCAAAGATTGCCAACCGTGTCTACGGCAACCGCATGGGTAACGGCGACGAAGCGTCAGGCGAAGGTTTCGCTTTTCGCGGCCGAGGAGCCTTACAACTCACTGGAAAATTTAACTATTCTGAGTTTGCTAAATACGTGAACCGCCCAGACATCATGGACAATCCTGACCTTGTTGCCACAGAACTGGCCTTTGAAAGTGCCCTTTGGTTTTTTGACAAAAACAAGCTATGGTCAATCTGTGACCAAGGCATCAATGATGCTGCAATTGTCGCGTTGACCCGCAAAATTAATGGCGGTCAACACGGAATTGAAGATCGAAAAGCCAAGACCAAGAAGTATGCAGGGTGGCTTTAAATAACATGACTCCAAGTCCGTCCTTCTTTCATCGCTTGGATTGCCCCTTTGGTTAATCCAAAATGGTTTGCAACCTTTTGCGCCGATAGACCTGATGAAAGCAAGACGCGGGCTTGTCGCACAATATCATCGTTCATCTTAGCTTTTCCGTTTTGAACGCCTTTAACAAAGCGTGCCCTGCCAGCTTCATGTTGAAACAGGGTATTTTCTTGCAACGTGCAATATCTTAAATTTGAAATTCTATTGTCTGTTTTATCGCCATTGATATGATCAACGCTTAAATCTGATGGACCAACAAATGCCAGCATCACCAAACGATGCACGAAAAAAACCTTACCAACATTATTATGCCACAAACTGACCCGAAAATATCCACGCGAATTTGAAAGTTTACTAAACCTTTCTGGTAGGGTAAACTCCGCATTAAGATTTCTGGCTTTGCGCTCAAGTCTTTTGACGCGACCAAGGTCACTAACAGCATAAAGGCCATCATATTCCGGTATTGTTTTCCAAGTTTCTATCATGGATAAACGATAGCACATGGTTTTAATGTTGTAAACATAGGAGAGTACTTATGGTTAATCTGAAGAAACTGATCCAGAAAGAAGCCGAGAAAACAATCGTCAACAAAGCCGTAGGCAAGATCCTGCCAATGGAAGGCGCACCGAAGCTGACGCTTATGGCTAAGATTATGAACGTCAAGGGAAGGCTGACAGTGGCGATTGCTGCTGTTGCAGCTTTAGTTGCGGCTGTTTCTGAATTGATGTAAGGATCATCTCATGGCCACCGCGATGACGTATACCAGCTTGCTCGACGACCTCCGGAATTATCTGGAGCGTGGAGCTACGCTGGCTACCGACCCTTCGGTTTATGTGCAGCTCCCAAGTCTTGTGGGGCTTGCTGAACGTCGTCTCGCGAGAGAGCTTAAGGTCCAAGGGCTGGTCGCTGTCGTGAATTCTACGATGACTCAGGGGCAGGCGACATATCCAAAGCCTGACCGCTGGCGTGAAACCGTCAGTATGCGTGTCGGAACTGGCGCTGGCTACAATACGACGCAGGAGATCTTCCCGCGTGCTTACGAATATATGCGGCAGTATTGGCCAAACCAGACTCTCACTGGGACGCCTAGATTTTATGCTGACTATGACTATCAGCACTGGTTCTTTGCGCCAACGCCATCAGATGATTTTCCTTATGAGCTAATTTATTATGAGCTGCCACCGCTTCTCGGTGATGACGTTCAGACGAACTGGTTCACGGAATATGCGCCTAACGCGCTGCTCTACGCCTCACTTATGGAAGCCGCTCCGTTCCTGAAGAACGAAGAGATCATTCCAATTTGGCAAAGTTTTTATGACCGTGCTATCGCGGCGCTTAATGGTGAGGACATTCGCCAAATCGTTGATCGCGGCATTGTTCGCAGGGAGGACTAATAGTGCCCAGTTTCACAAATACTTTTGGTGGCACAGTCGTCTATCCGGCTGATGTAAGCTATCGCGCAGTAGCCCTGACAGCAAACGTCACGCTAACGTGGCCGACTGAGCTTGCAACAGACAGCAACGTGGTTGCGTCCATCATGGATGTCACACCGTCTGGTGCTGGCCTCACAATCCGTATGCCGGATGCAACGCAGGCGAGCGTCGGACAGACCGCTTTGTTCTTCAACGTCGGCGCGTCTTCGTTCACTGTCGCTGATAACAGCGGCAACACAATCCAGACGATTGCAACTGGCGAAGCATGGCAGATATATCTCACGGACAACACGACTCTTAACGGTACGTGGCGTCCAATTCAGTATGGTGCTGGCACATCATCCGCATCTGCAAGCGCGCTGGCTGGCGCTGGCCTCAAGGCAATCACGACGACGCTAAATCAGTCTGCTCCCACGACACTGCTGTCGGCTGACTATACGCTCACATCCGTTGACCGCGCTCGCGTAATCATCTGGAATGGCGGTGCTGGCACGTTTACGATGCCGTCTGCTTCTGTGGCAGGCAATGACTGGTTCTTCGACGCACGTAACTCAGGCACTGGCGGCCTTACGATTCAGCCTGCAGGCGGTGAGTTAATTAACGGTCAGGCCAATTTAGTATTCAATCCCGGTGACAGTGCGCGCATTATAACTGACGGGATTAACTTCTACACGATTGGCTATGGACAGAGCTCGACGTTCTCGTTCGATTATGTGTCGATCAGCCTGACTGGTGAAACCAGTCCTTACACGTTATCTGGCACAAACCTGAACCGTATTGCCTACCAGTTCAGCGGTATACTGACCGCCAACATGCAGATCATTGTTCCAAACACAATTCAACAATACTGGATTCGGAACACTACGACTGGAAGCTACACGCTTACGGTTAAGACATCCGGCGGTACGGGTGTAGCTGTTGTGCAGAATGGCGCTGCAATCATGTACTGCGACGGCACGAACGTCGTTGAAGCAGATACGAATAACCTTAGTTCGCCGGTTGCCGTATCTCAGGGCGGTACGGGTGCGACGAGTGCCGGAACCGCTTTGGTTAACCTCGGCGGAACATCGCTTGGCATCGGCGTATTCACAGCAGTAAACGCAGCTGTGGCACGCGCTTCACTTGGTGCAGCAGCATCCGGTGCGAACGCTGACATTACCTCGCTCACCGGCCTTACGACCGCACTCAGCGTTGCGCAGGGTGGCACTGGCCAGACGAGTTACACGAACGGCCAGCTGCTGATTGGTAACACGACCGGCAACACGCTGGTTAAATCGACGCTGACGGCTGGCACTGGTATAAGCATCGCGAACGGCACAGGCTCGATCACAATCTCTGGTACGGGCCCCGACACGTTCCCGGGCGTAGGCATTGCTTATTCGACTGGCACTGCTTGGGGTACGTCTTACACCACCAGCGGTACTGGGACGACGATTGCGCTTTCGGCTAGTCCTGCTCTGACTGGAACGCCAACCGCGCCGACAGCGACTGCTGGCACGAATACGACGCAGATTGCAACAACGGCATATGTCGTTGGCACGGCCTTCTCCTCTGCTCTTCCGGGCCAAGCTGGCAATGCCGGCAAGTACGTGACCACTGATGGCACGACAGCTAGCTGGGCTTTTATACCAGCGGGCGGCATCTCTTACACAGCGGTAAAAACCTCTAACTATTCTGCTGCCGTCAATGACGGGGTGCAGACAGACACTAGTGGCGGATCCTTTACGGTTACGCTCCCCGCCACTCCGGCTGTCGGCGATCAAGTTATTGTTACCGATAGCGCTGGATCGTGGGCCACAAATAACCTGACAGTCGGGCGTAATGGCTCGACTATTGAGGGAACGGCAACCGATCTAATCTGCAACATTTCCAGCGTCAGCGTGCAACTGGTTTACAGCGGCACGACTTGGGATGT